AGAAAAGCGATTAAGACAATCATGAAGGCTAAGCCCTCCGGTCAAATTGTGAAGACTGAATCTGGCGACAGAATCAGGAACAATGGTTCGACCAGAGATGTTGAAAGGAATGCCCAAATCTATGCTCAAAGAAAAGAGCTTGGAATTAGGTACAACTCAAGAGGAATTGAAGGCACAGGAAACTTTAAATTCTAAGACAGTTTAAACAGGGTTTAAGAGAAGCTACCCAATTTTAAAAGCTTCTCAACGGAGACTTATATTATGAAAACAAAAAGACTATCTTTATTAAACTTTTTCCTTAAAGACTTTCGCACAATCGATAAAATCTTTAAGGGTACAAAACAAAAGCTTACAGGCATTGATTTTGATTTGCCTGAAGATGACAGTTATTCGCATCTTTATCCGCATCTTACAGATGTTGATACCTTTAAAGGTACTATAATTTCTACAAAAGAAATTACACCAGAAGGAGATGAAATTCGCAGAGAATACAAGCTCAAGGATTTCTTCTGGAGTGAAAAACCATCTATCAAGAATGACTTGGACTTGGTTTTGATGCGTAGAAAAAGGGCAGAGGATAAAGAGGAAGATTAACTTCACAAGGGTTTATGAAGAGCTACCCAATTATAAAAGCTCTTCAAAGGAGATTTAAAAAATGATTAAATTTATTAGAAGAGAGTGGGATTTATTTCTCAATGATATTAGAACGATAACAAGCGTTGACAGGTTGTCATGGTTCAATTGGTTTATTCTTAAACCTTTTGCTTTGCTACTCTGTATAACTTCAGTTATCATTGTTAATGTAATTTAAGGAGGATAAATAAAATCCTGAGCAAGATTTAAAACTGCTCTCTGTATATGGAATTAACCATACTGACGAGCATCCGAGAGGATATGCGAAACAGAAAACAAAACGGAGATATTATTATGAGTAATGAAAATAAATATAAAATCTTTGTAGGTTCTTTAGGAGCTTACAATAATGGCGAGATTGTTGGAGGTTGGTTAGAACCTAGCTCTTTCGATTCTTATGAATCTTTTATTGAAGAGATTGAAAATCTTTGTAACTTTGATAAGTATGGGGATGAGTGGATGATTCAAGATTATGACGGATTACCGTCAGAGATTGGAGAGTATCCCGACCTGATAGAAGTCTATGACTTGTGCCATGCTTTAAAAGATATTGATGATTCTTTAGCGGAAGCGTATCTTGAATATATGAAAGATAGTTTTGAAATAGATACTAATGGATTGTTAAATGCAGAGAGTAACTTTGTTGGAATATATGATTCTTTCAATGATTTTTCTGATAGCTATGCAGATGAAATATTAGACTGCACGGAAGATAATTTTATAACTAGGTATTTTGATTATGAGTCATTTGCTAGAGATTTAGAATATGATTACACGGTTCTAGATGTATCAAATTATCAAGTAGCGATATTTAATTAATTAAAAAGGAGATAATAAAAATGATTAATTTAAATTTAGAAACGACTAACCCTGAGAAGTTAACCACTCAAGCTATAACTGAGGAGGTTAGCAATCTCTGGGAGGAGTTAATAAAATTAGAAATGAAAGCGACTGTATTAACTGACGCTAGTGTTGAGCTAGATAAGTATGATGTATCTAATAATTTATATAATGAGGTAAGTAAAACTAAAGTTATGACAGATAGAATTGAAGAAAGGATATCTGATTTAGATGATATGTTAGTTGTTAGGACAGGGCTTAGCTATACCCTAACGGATGAAGCTAAGAAAATAAAATTTAAAATGTTAAAGGAGGCTACTAAAAATACATTGATGCATGAGAGCGTATTTGATTTTCTTTACTAAGTAATAAGCTTATAATCAAAAGTTATAGGTTATTTTAAATTCCTGAGCAAGAGTTTAAACTGCTCATATTGAGTTTCTTAATATATGAAATATGGAGGTATGAATGAAACTATTAGAAAACAAATCTTTGACTAGGGAACAATGGTTATCTCTAGCAAAAAATGAACTAACTTCAAAAGTGTTTAAACTCTCTGAAGTTACTTCTAAAATGGGAAAAGAAATAGATGTTCCATCAGATATAAAAATATCTTGTGGGTTTCCACCTAGCGGAGGCAAGAGAACAAAGAATAAAACTTTGGGGGTATGCTTCAACAGGGATTCAAGCAAGAGCAATATTAATGAGATATTTGTCTCGCCTGTTGTTGAAGATTCTATGAGGGTTCTTGATATATTAGCTCATGAAATGATTCATGCGATTGATGACTGCAAGAGTGGACACAAAGGAACTTTCAGAAAGATTGCTAAGGCGATTGGGCTTGAAGGTAAAATGACTGCAACTACTGCGGGGGATTGGTTGAAAGGTATTCTTGAAGGTATCATTAAGAGTATTGGTAAGTATCCACATGCAGAGGTAAGCACAGGAGGTATCAAGAAACAGACTACAAGAATGATAAAAGTCTCTTGTACTGAGTGCGAGTTTAGTTACAGAACATCAAGAAAGAACATAGACTTGATGACTAACTATGTTTGCAACTCTTGCGGTATGGAATCGCTAGAGCCAGAAGTTAAGGAGGAAGCATGAGTAAAGAAAAAGATTATCAATATGTAAGTGTTTCTAATATTACATTTCATTTATCTAATGATGAAGGAAATATATTAGAAAACAAAGATGGAACTATTAAAGAGTTTTATTTTAAAGGCAGATTAAAACCTTTGGAATATCTTTGTGAAGATATGACTATTGAAGATTTAGAAGAAATAAAGGAGGAAGAATGATTATCGACAACGAAATAAAAATAGTTAAGAAAAATTATTATGGTTCTGATTTTTATTATCCCCATAATACCTTAGCTGATTTTATCAGAGAGGTTGGCGGTGGGAAAACTATCTCACTTAAAACTTTACAAAGGGCAAAGGAGCTAGGTTACAAAGTAACTTTGATAGCTGAGGAGCTTGAGTAAAGAGGGCTAAGGTTTAGCTCCCTTACCTAATTAAATAGGGAGCGTTTAAACGGAGTAATAATGGTTAAAGGAATAGTAATGACTAAAGAGGAAGCTACTAAAGCAAAGGAAGTAATTGATAAAATGTTTTCTAAGATGATAGTAGAAGAACTTAAATGTCAGGTAAAAGCATATGAGGACACAGGCACAGTCTATCAAGGAGTATCTTTTTTGATGGATAAACTAGGTAGCATCACGAAACAATGGGATGATATGAATAAGGCTTGTCAACAATTCATAGATGCTGAGGAGGCATGGTAAATGAGTGTTAGAAATGTAGATAAATTAGGTAATAAACTTAGAGACAACTTAACAAAGGAGGAATATAAAGCTCAAGTTGAGGAACTATGGGAAAGTAAGATTGAGTTTTTACCAACTCTAAATATGTTTGATGGTCTCATAGATGAGGCAGAGTTTATAGTGTCATTAACTGATGATGAATTATTAGATTGGTTCTATTCAAAAGTTGATGTATGCTCTAGATTTAAAACGGTATCGCCACATTTATCAAATTTAGTTATGGAAATGTGTCGAAGAAAGTTAATAAAAGAAGAAAATTATTATGAGGAGGAAGCATGATATTTAAAATCAAAACAGATAACTTATCTAAGATTGTAGATACAGATAATTTTTGGGAAGAAGATGTTGACGCTATTTTAGAAAACGAAATTTATAATTTAAGAAAAGAAGAAGTAGATATGTTTGGCACTATGTCAAGCATTGTAGAAGTAAAGGAGGTAGCATGAGTAAATACAGAGTACAAGGAGAATATACATACACAGTATATAAAGTAGTAGAAGCAGATAGCGAAGAGGAAGCAATGCTTAAAGCACAAGATAGTGAACCCTTATGTGCTTGGGATAGTATTGAACAAGATAGTTATTTCGAGTATGTAGAATGTGCCACAAAGGAGGAAGCGTGAGTAACGGAGTTTTATTATTGTTTTGCATAGCTATATTTAGCTTTGCAATATTGACATTGTTTTTTATACAACCGCAAGAAACAAAAAGGTTTGACAAGCAGGGAGTGGTAAAATACAATGATAACGATTACTAAGGAGGTGTCATGGTTAGACATTTATTAGAAGAGATTCTAGAAGAAACTAAAAATAAAGGGTATCATTATTTTATTGAATGTGAAGGTAATGTTTTACAGGACATAACTAATGACCCAGAACTATGTCATGCTACAAGGGATGATGAGTACGCAGGAGTTAATGCTACGGATTCATCTGATATATTTATTTTGAAGTATGATAAAGATTTGCCTGAAGATGAATGGAACTCTTATCAGAACGAAGATGGAGAGTGGGTTACTCAAAAAGGATACAAGAATGTATCTTTTATAAGATGGACTAATTGGAATGATGGCATTGAAAGAGTTTGGGATTATGGTCTTTCTTTAGAAAAGATTATAGATATTAATAATATTATGGAAGATTGGGAGGAGCGTTTAAACAGTTTATGAAAAAATTAGTAGAAAGAAATATGTATAATTTAAATGGTAAGAAGTTAGAGAATGATTTTATCATGGTTGATGATGATGCTACTTACTACAAGAGTGAAGATAAAATAATTGTAAAGATTACAGAGGATGAAGTCTTTATTGATGACAAGTATGGATGGATTAATGACCATGTTGTTAAATGTAGAGATTTATTTTTAGGTGAAAAAAAGTCTGATGTAGTTGGTAAAATTAAAAGAGGAGAATATAAATTAATAAACTTAAATGAATAAGCATATAACTTATAGTTATATAGTATTGACTTTTGTTTCTGAGATGAGACAATTTTATTATTAAATAGTGTAGGGTATTCTGATAAGGGATAACTACAGGAAGGAATTTAAATGTGTTCCTGTTGAGTGGGTTTACAAGCACTCTATAAACACCGCCCTACACTTATTATTATCATGGAGAAAATATGACAAAGGATTATAAGCCGAGAGTAACGGTAGGTAGTATTCCTGTTGATGACAAACCTATTTACAAGGGTTTGTTTTGGGATGCTGAAACTAAAAAGTTTTATAGATGGGAAGATTTACCAAAGGAAATAAAAGATGTTGATTAGTTTCTACAATGCTTACGAGTTACGGAATGTACCCGCAGGACATAGAATGTTTAAGGTTGGTACAGTTGGTTATAAGTGGGTAAAGATTAAAGAGGCTCATGCTCCACATTGGAAAAGAATACCTTTGAAAAAGTGGAATGAGATACAACAACTAAAAACTTTTAAAATAATTAGAGAGGAATAGAATGGGTAAAAAATATATACCTAAATTATGGGATGTACAGTTTTGTAAAGAGGATAAAGAAGGTAATCCACTTCGAAGCGAAGATGGAAGTATTAAATTATTTACAGTAGGCAGAAAGGTAGATGTATCTTATATCTCAGAGTACATTGAAAATGAAGACTTGGAGGAAATATAAAATGTCTTACAGTAAAGTAAAAACAGTACGTGCAAAATATAATACCTATTTACATTGGGATATAGAAAATATTGCAGAGAGTTATAAGTTTAATGTAGATGATATTAAACAAATTCAAGTGGGTAAGTGGACTGACTTAATCATAACTTTAAAAGATGATACAGTCATAGTTGACAACTCAAAGACAGATGGAATATCCTTATGGGATACAGATTGGAAATGGTCAGACAAAGTAACTTATGAAGATGAATGCTTTGAAGAATTTGATTATGATGATTTAGAATATGACAGAGAATGTTTAGAAGAACAACAACTTATGGAGGAAGAGAATGCAGACTTGGCAAGATAAGATACATGAGAACTTATCAGTAGCAAATGAGATAGCATCAAAGTTATCAGACAAGACTACGGATAGGTTGGTCGAAGATGTACATAACGAGTTAATGAGTGGGGACTATGATGAGGATAGAGGATTTAAAGATAATGAAATCATAGACTGTACTTATGAAAAGATAGCAGAGATAATATCAATGCATTATGATGGAGAAGTAAAATGAAAAAAGATGTAACAGTAAAAAAATTAAAAACAAAAGTGTCAATAGAGTTTTCTAACGAACAGTATCAAGCTCTAGTTGATTCAGTAAACAATCTTGATACAGCTTTAGATACTTTGTTTGAGTGTCAAGATATGTTTTTAAGTGACGCTAGAAATTTACAAAATATAAAATGGCAGTTAGTAAATGTACTTGGACTAGAATATAATAAAGATAATTATAAATATAGTTAGAGCGTTTAAACAGTTTCATAATTTTCTCCGTTTTAAGTTATGACATCCTAAGCATGATGTTAAACTGCTTAAATATTTTTCATTTAAATCTCCATATTAAATGATATCCTGAGCATGATATAAAACTGCTCATTTTTTTTGGGCTTGACAATGTCAAAAATTTATGATAAAATCTTGTTATAAAATTTTGATTAATAATAATTATTTAATATTTTATTTTATTTATGAATATAAGAAATTTGAAAATTAAGAAATCTAAAAAGTACAAAGCTATAACTTTCTTTATAGGTAGAAAGTATATAGAGTATTGTGATGAGTGTTTAAGGTGGAAGGATGAGCAGAAGCCTTACAAAGAATGGTACGAAGATAACTTTACAAGTCTTGTTAAAGAGTATGTACAGTATCGTAGAGACCATAGAACGAGGGATTAAATATGGCAGTTAGAAAGGAAGTAAAACTAATTAATCATGTTAAGAAAAGCACATCTCAGGGTAGAGGTGGTAGAGGTAGACGAGTTAAGATATCTACTAAGCACATGAATAAAAACAAAAGGAAGAGTTACAAAGCATATCGAGGGCAAGGCAGATGAATATATTTTATTTATACGATAGTCCGGTCATGTCGGCAGAGGCACAGCCAGATAAAATGTTGGTTAAAATGCCATTAGAAACTGCACAAATGTTGTGTACTGCACACAGAGAATTAGACGGTGATGAGTATGCAGACGAAGTAGGACTTTACAAGAGGGCATATTGGAATCATCCTTGCACAGTTTGGGCTAGAGAATCAAAAGGAAACTACCAATGGTTGTATGACCACTTCATTGCGTTAGGAGATGAATATAAATATAGATATGGTAGAGAACATGCGAGTATTACTAAACTTAGTAAAGCTCTAAAAAAAGTACCTACAAATATTAACGATTACAATTTATCTTTAGGGGATATACCATCTGACCATCCCATTGTACGTAAGTGGAACATGACACCACTTGCTCAGGCTATGCCAAATAAATACAAACACGAAGACCCTATTGTTGCTTATCGCAGATATGTTGTTAACGAGAAGCATTACGCTAAATGGGAGAAAGGTAGACCAATGCCTAATTGGTGGCATAAGGAGGCAGTATGACAGGAATAGAAATAGCAATAGTTTCTGATGAGAATACTAAGATGCATTATGTGTATGGTACTTATGAAGAAATTGAAGAATATGCAGAGCGTTTAAACGGTTGGGTATTAAGATACTTTAACCATGTAAATCCATCAACCGTTCAATCTAAATTTACTTATGTTGGAAAAGGTAATGACCCATATCAACCTAGTAGAACTTTTAATTATCTTTTGAACAAAGTAGTTGACATTGAGAAATGGTAGGAGTATAGTATGCAAATGATTAATAGCTCTGAAACAAGATTGGTAGACGAAAAACAATATCAAAAGTTTACCAACTTTGTGAATGATAACTATAAGGAACTTTATGAGAATAAAGTTTGTTATGAAATTAATAGAACAGGAGATAACTTTTTTATAACTCTGTTTGAAAATGACATAGCAAATTTAAGTGACATCTTTGATGTTTCCCCAATGGCATGATACGTAGCCCTCATATTTACACTTCCTTTATCGTATCATTTGATACTCAGGTATTGAACAAGTTTAGGGTCTTGTGCCTAAAAACCCTATATGCTATAATAGATTTATTTTAAGGAGTATAATATTATGTATGAATATGTAAAAGGAAAAGCTATGTGGGCTAACATAACCACACCTAATACTAGGTTTAAACCACATAAGTATGGACTTACTGTTTTAACTGATGATGAGACTGCCACTAAATTAGAAGGCATTGGCTTATCTCAAGTTAGGACTAGAGCAGGAGAATCTAAGTATGAAGAACCTGCATTTACTTTTAGCAGAAGAGCAGAAAGAAATGATGGTACTTTAAATGAAGCTCCTAAACTTTTAGATTCTGATGGTAATAGTTTAGATTCATTAGTAGGTAATGGCTCTGAAGTTACTGTCAAAATAAAACCATATAAAAATGATTACGGAAGTTTTGCTGAATTAGTAGCAGTTAAGGTTGAAAATCTGGTAGAATATTCTGAATCTGATTCTGAAAATGAGGAGTTTTAATTATGATTATTACAGTAAAAAAAGAAGATGGTGAAGTAGTTTACGATATAAATAAGATTACAGACGAGGCAAAGCAAGGAGAGGCTAGAGTTATAATTTCTAAGGTAGGTAATTTAGATACTGTAACTGAAGCACTAAGTTTTGCCTCGGCTACTCACAGAGCTAACTTAGAGAAATTGTTAGAGGACAGCCCTGAAGCGAAAGTAGAAGAGGTTGTTGAGGCTGAGGAAGTAGAAGAGTCTAAAACAAAGACCGTCAAAAAATAACATAACAGGAGGGCTTATGGATAGCAGTTGGGACAAAGTTCACCAACCGTGTCCCCTATGTGGCAGTAGTGATGCAGTAGGGGTTAACAAAGATGGCTCGGCAAAATGTTTCAGTTGTGGAGAATTTATGCCGAAGTACGACAAACAAAATAATGAAGGAAGTAATATGCAAAAACAAAATACCAATACGTTTAAACAGACTGAATCTTTAGATGACGGTTTGTTTTCAGCGTTGTCTGACAGACACATTTCAAAAGCAACAGCAGAGAAGTACGGAGTAAAAGTTGTCCATGATTTACAGGGCAAGGTAATTAAACATTTATATCCGTACTACAATGGTCATGAGCTTTCAGCTACAAAGACTAGAGTTGTAAAAGATAAAAACTTTTTCTTATCAGGTAGCTACAATGAAACAGGCTTGTTTGGTCAACAACTATTTAATAGTGGTAAGTATGTAACGATTACCGAAGGTGAATGTGATGCTATGTCAGCCTATGAATTGTTAGGTAGTAAATGGGCAGTTGTTTCTATCAAGCGTGGAGCAGCCGGTGCAGTCAAAGATATAAAAGAAAGTCTTGAATACTTTGACAACTTTGAAAATGTGGTCATTGCTTTTGATAATGACAAGGCAGGAAAAGAGGCTGCAACAAAAGTTGCTAGACTGTTTAAACCGGGCAAGGCTATGATTCTTACTTTGCCTAATGGTTGGAAAGACCCTAACGATATGCTTAGAAACAATAAGCATAAAGAATTTGTTGAGGCTTTCTGGACTGCTAAAGTTTACACTCCATCAGGAGTTATAAATGTATCTGAGCAAAGAGAAAAGTTTCATGACAGAGAAAAGAAAGATAGTATTCCTTATCCTTGGGAGGGTTTAAACAAGAAGCTTTATGGTTTGCGACAAGGAGAGTTAGTTACTTTAACAGGTGGTACAGGGCTAGGTAAGTCTTCAGTTACTAGAGAACTTGAACATCACTTGATTAAAAATACAACAGATAATGTTGGAGTGATAGCTCTTGAGGAGGATTGGAGAAGAACTATAGATGGCATACTTTCCATTGAGGCTAATGCTAGATTGTATATCGACCAAGAGAGAGAAAAGTTTAGTAGAGAAGAATTAGATAAGATGTTTAATATTCTTTACGATGGCGAAAATAAAAATAGAGTATGGATTCATTCTCACTTTGGTACTAATGACATTGATGATATCTTTAGTAAATTAAGATTTATGATTGTCGGATGTGACTGCAAATGGATAGTGGTAGACCACTTACATATGTTAGTTAGTGCGGTATCTGAAGGAGATGAAAGAAGAGCTATTGATAATATCATGACTAGGCTTAGAAGTATTGTAGAGGAGACAGGAGCAGGTATTATTTTAGTATCTCATCTAAGAAGAGTTGATGGTAATAAAGGTCATGAAAATGGTATAGAGGTAAGTCTATCTCATTTACGTGGCTCAAACAGTATAGCTCAACTATCAGATTGTGTGATAGCTTTAGAAAGAAATCAACAGTCTGATGACTTTGATGAGTCAAGAACAACGAGAGTACGTATCTTAAAATCAAGATATACAGGAGACGTTGGTATGGCTTCTCACTTGCTTTACGATACTGAAACAGGTAGACTTAGTGAGCTGTCTGATTCAGACATTGAAGTTGACTATGATGACAAAGCGTTTTAATTATGGATTTAGTTTTTGACATAGAAACAGATGATTTAAAAGCAACTAAGATTTGGTGTATTGTTGCCCAAGATTTAGAGACAAACGAAATATTTAAGTTCCCACCTAAAAAATTACAGGATGGTTATGACTTACTTATGTCGGCTGACACTTTAATTGGGCACAATATAATTGGTTTTGATATACCAATGGTAGAAAAATTTGCAGGTATAAAACTATCTGACAAGAAAATTTTAGATACTTTGGTTATGTCAAGACTGTTTAATCCTACTAGAGAAGGAGGACATAGCTTAGAGACTTGGGGTTTTAAGTTAGGATTCAACAAGATAGAGTTTGAAGATTATCTTAATTACTCATCTGAAATGTTGAACTATTGTGTCAGAGATGTACAGTTAAATACTTTAGTGTTTAAAGAGTTGCAAAAAGAATCAAAAGGATTCTCTAAACAATCTTTACAGTTAGAAACAGCAATAGCTGACATAATGAAGAAACAAGAGATTGCAGGATTTAAGTTTGATGAAAGAAAAGCAGAGCTACTTTTAGCAGAGCTTAGAGAAAAGAAACAAGAGATAGAAGATGAAGTTCATACAACTTTTAAACCAAAGTGGGTTGATGATAAATTAGTTACACCATACATTAAAAAAGATGGGACTCTATCAAAAAGAGGTTTATCGGATGAAGAATATGAAAGGTGTTTAAACACTTCTAACTTTGAACCTTTTATGAGAAAGACTTTACAAGAGTTTAATCTTGGTAGTAGAAAACAAATAGGAGAATACTTAGTTGACTTTGGTTGGAAGCCAGAAAGATTTACTCCAACAGGTCAACCTATAGTTGATGAGAAAACTTTATCTGAGATAACTCATATCCATGAAGCAAAATTAATAGCTGACTTTTTACTATTACAAAAAAGAATAGCTCAGATTGAATCGTGGTGTGAGGCAGTACAAGAAGATGGAAGAGTACATGGTTTTGTTATACCTAATGGAGCTATAACAGGAAGAATGACTCATAGGAATCCTAATATGGCTCAAGTGCCTAGCGTAAACTCTGAGTATGGAAAAGAGTGTCGGGCTTGTTGGGTTGCAGAAGAGGGATATAATTTAGTAGGTATTGATGCTAGTGGCTTAGAGATAAGGATGTTAGCTCATTACATGAATGACGAGGAGTTTCGAGATGAAATTATCAATGGAGACATACACACAGCTAATCAAAAATCTGCAGGACTTGAATCTAGAAATCAGGCAAAGACATTCATCTATGCACTCATGTACGGAGCAGGAGATGAAAAGCTTGGAAAAGTGGTTGGAGGAAATACAAGAGATGGTAAAAGAGCTAGACAACATTTCTTCGATAATAAGCCTACATTTAAATCTCTTGGAGACAGGGTTAGAAGAGCATCGTCTAAGGGTTACCTCAAAGGTTTAGATGGAAGGAAGTTATATATTAGAAATGCACACGCTGCCCTAAATACTTTACTTCAAGGAGCAGGTGCTATTGTAATGAAACAGGCTTTAGTTTTGTTAGACAGTAAGCTACGTTTAAACAGTATTGATTATAACTTTGTTGCTAATATCCATGATGAGTGGCAAGTAGAAGTTAAAGAATCACAAGCAGAGTATGTTGGACAATGTGCTGTGGATGCTATAATAGAAGCAGGAGAATTATTAAATCTTCGCTGCCCTCTAGATGGGGAGTACAAGATAGGAGGAGACTGGAGTGAAACCCACTAAAGAAAATAGAAAAAAGTTTGACATAGATTTAGAGTACGGAGAGATTCGTGAGGATAAAATTAAAGATATGCTTACCAACAAAAAAGTAGAAGTTAAGTCAGAGCGTGATATGTGGATGAAGACAGGTAACATCGCTATTGAGTATGAGTGTTGGAATAAACCATCAGGAATAAAAGCAACAGAGTCTGACTATTGGTTTCATAATCTTTGTATTGGCGATGAAGAATATTGTACGTTGGTTTTTAAAACAGATACGTTAAGAAAAATTGTAGATAAGCTTGATTACTTTAAAACAGTTTCAGGTGGAGATAACAATGCAAGTAAAATGTTTTTAGTTAATATACAAAAACTTTTTTCTAGTGATGTTATAAAATCATTTAAGGAGTTAGAGGATGACAAAAAAGAAAACACTTGATACATTAGTAGATGATATCTACGGTAAACTTTCTGTATTAGGCGAAGGTAAATCTCTTGACCTAGATGAAAAAACTATTGACGATTTTGGAGAGTCAATGAAGACTATCCTTAGTGAATGGTCTAATCCAAAACCTAGAGATAACGGTACTCTTCGTATGTCTAATATCGGCAGACCAACAAGACAGTTATGGTATGATTTAAAATCAACAGGAGAAAGTACAGAAGTTATTCCACCGTCTGTTTTTATAAAGTTTTTATATGGTCATCTTCTTGAAGAAGTTTTATTGTTTTTAATAAAACTATCTGGACATAAAGTTGACAATGAACAAAAAGAAGTAAGCGTTTCAGGAGTCAAAGGACACATGGACTGTACTATTGATGGAGAAGTGGTTGATATTAAAACTGCATCTGGATTCGCATTTAAAAAGTTTAAAGAAGGTACACTAGCTGAGCAAGATACATTTGGTTACTTACCTCAGTTGGCAGGTTATGAAGAGGCTGAAGGTACAAACGAAGGTGGATTCTTAGCTATGAATAAAGAGTCAGGTGAGATAGCTTTGTTTAGACCATCTGAGTTTGATAAACCTAATATTAAAACAAAAATAAAAAAGGTTAAAGATTCTTTAAAGTTAGAGACTCCTCCAGAACTTTGTTATAATCCAGTTCCAGAGGGCAGCTCAGGAAATATGAAACTTCCTAGAGAGTGTGTTTACTGTAGACACAAATTTGAGTGTCATAAAGATTCTAATGAAGGTAAAGGATTAAGAGTGTTTAAATATTCTAAGGGTCTTACGTATTTAACTAAGACTCCTAAACCACCTAAAGTTTTAGAGGTAACGAATGAATGGAAAAAAAGCACGACAGCTTCGTAAGAAAGCTAAACATTTACTAATTGATTGGCTTAGAAGTATGACTCCAGAAGGAGAAGACTCTAAAAAAATTAATGAAAAAAATTTACATAAGTTTTTACCTGAGCAAACACACGTTTACTTAAATAATAAATTTATGTTGAGTGCTTACTCTTATAGATGGTTTTATAAAAAAATAAAACAAAACCCTGATGCTACTTTGGAAAATATAAATGATTAAATATAAATTCAATGAAGATAAAATATTAAAAGATATTAAAGACTATATTGATTTAACTTATAATCAACATTATGGCAATGGTAAGTATCAGGCAACAGATATGATTATTGATTCCGGTCATGGTGAGGGCTTTTGTATTGGCAACATTATGAAGTATGCTATGAGATACGGAAAGAAAGACGGTAAGAATATAAAAGATTTACAAAAAATTATTCACTACGCAATTATTAATATATATTTAGAACAGGAGGTAGATAATGAGCGTTAAAACAACAGGATTCCAAACAGTAGAAGTCGGAATGTACATAGACAAAAAGAAAGTAGTTAAGATAGAACATACAGACTATGGTAAATTTAAGTCTGGAGTTAGACCATATTTAAAATTAATAATGGAAGATGGCTCAGAAATATACAACTCTACAATGTTACATGGAGAATTAAAAGATGGTTGAAGATAAAGTAGGAACTAAACCTTATCTAGGGATAGTAATAGATTACGATAAAGAAAAGAAGCTAGATAAATTTAGTTTAGATACACTCAAGGACAGATACTTCTGGGATGATGAGACTCATGCTCAAGAAGCTTTTGCTAGAGCTGCAGTTTTTGGAGCTACTTTTAAAGGTGAGACAGACTTTGAATTAGCACAAAGACTTTACAACTATAGCTCTGACCTTTGGTTTATGTTTAGTACTCCTATACTTAGCAATGGTGGCACAAGTCGTGGTCTTCCTATCAGTTGCTTTTTAAATTATGTTCCTGATAGTAGAGATGGTTTGTCATCCCACTATGATGAAAACATATGGTTAGCAAGTTCAGGCGGTGGTATCGGAGGATACTGGGGAGACATAAGAAGTAACGGTATCTCTACCTCTAATGGTAGTCGCTCTACAGGAAGCATACCATTTATTCATGTTGTTGATTCTCAAATGTTAGCCTTTAATCAAGGTGTAACTAGACGTGGTAGTTATGCAGCTTATATGGATATCTCTCACCCTGAGATAGAAGAGTTTATCAACATGAGAAAAGAGTCTGGTGGAGACATAAATAGAAAGTGTTTAAACCTACACAACGGTATAAATATAACTAATGAATTTTTACAAGCTGTACAAGAAGATGCAGACTGGAGATTAGTAGACCCTAAAACAGGAGAGGCTGTTAAAATAGTTAAAGCTAGAGACTTGTGGTGGCAAATAATCTATGCACGTGCAGAAACAGGTGAGCCATATATGGTAAACATTGACACTTGTAATGAGGCTTTACCAAAAGAACAGAAAGATTTAGGATTAGAAATAAAACAAAGTAACTTGTGTTCTGAGATTACTCTTCCTACCAACGAAGAGAGAACCGCAGTATGTTGTTTATCTAGTGTTAATTTAGAACACTTTGACAAGTGGTCAAAAGATGAAATGTTTATTTCTGATTTAATTACTATGCTTGACAATATTTTACAACATTTTATTGACAATGCAGTTGACACATCTCAATTAGGAGAGTATAATGCTAATTATAAAAGGTTTAAAAACTATGTTAGGGAAGGCAAAGAGGGTTTTACAAAAGCAACTTATTCAGCCTATCGTGAAAGGTCTATTGGTCTTGGAGCGATGGGTTTCCATTCTTACCTACAGAACAAAGGAATACCTTTCGAGGGTTTATTCGCTACTAGCTTTA